AACAACATCAATTTTAGGAATACTATTCCAAAAGAAATTACTGTCTAAATCGTCAACTACAAAGTTTACGTTAGAACCTATTTTCTCTTTAATTTCCAATGCGTTAGCAATAGCATTAGAATCAAATTCTACACCAATAACATCTGCTCCCCACTTCTCAGCCTGGAAGGACATTTGTCCCATATTACATCCTAGGTCAATGGCAGTAGCGCCTTTAAAATCGTCTTGATTGTAATGCGCAATTCTGTCATTAATTTTGCGTGTGCCAGTAATACCTAACTCAGGCATGTCATGGTATTCGTTAAACCAATGATTTCTTTTTTCCATTGTGTTTTCTACTGCGCCAGAAGCAATAGCTTTTCTTAATTTTTTTGACATTATTGTTTTCCTAAATTTCTAGTTAGACTATCTTTTTTAATATTTGTGCCAATTGCATAAAACGGATGCAATCTTGCAAGACTAGGAACAGTTGTTCGAGTGTCTACAATCCAGTCGCCAATTTGTTGATCAGCAGGGGTATGCCCGTTTTGACGAATCCATATAATTAATTTTTTTGCAGCTTCTGGTTTTATTATATATGCGTATGCACCCTTAAAATAGTTTCCAGTACCAATTTTAACAGGATTCTTATTTTCTAAATTTACATATTTTTCTATTGACAAATCAAGAGTTGATTCAAGATCGAGTATTTTATTATATCTGTTACTAAATGGATCACACCTATCTAGTTTTAATACATCTTCAAATGTATGTAATATGTTTTCAGGTAACGGCTTTAACATGTAGCCGTCATGTTCTAAGATAACAAGGGGGGTATTAGTTTGCATACACTCTAGCCACAGATAGTAATGACTAAAAAAACATCCTAATACTCCTAGGCGGCCTTTTTTCATTTTTCTTCTTGGATGTATGCCAGTCTTTTCGTAATGCTCTGCTACATTATTGCCGTTAATTGCTTTAAAATAAGACGGAGATAACCCATGCAAAATAGCTTGATCATAACAATCTTTAGCCATCTCACACGAGTGTTCATTTTCTTCAAGTCGTATAATACGTGTCTTCATATATGTATTTACAAACTTGCGTCTTCCATGCCGGCTACTCTGAGCTTAACAACGTTTGTAATCTGCCATTGCTTTTGATCAAGACCTTTTAAGAGTCCTAACCACTTGTTGCGCATTAGTGCAAACTCGTTGATAATCTTTTCATAGTCAACAACATCTGCCTCACCGTCTACATATTTTTCAACGTCGCGGCTTGACAGAGCTCGTTGGTAGTTTTCTAAGTATTTCTTAAAGTACGAGCTGCGCAATCTACGTAGCTCGATATTTAAGTAGTGTAGGATTGCTTCAATCTCTTGAAGCTGATTAAAACGTTGTTCAACGATACCGGGCATTTCTGCCGCGGCACGTTCAACATTGCCTTTGAGCTTTACATCGAATCGACCTTGTATCAGCTCATCTTCAAAGAACTGTACAGCACTCGGTATCTTAGATATATCTCGTGATACTTCGCTATACCATCCCATTACTCATCCCACTCTTCTTCGTCGTCATCGACATTGTCCAAGTCTAGATAGTAGCTGATAGCGTCATCTAAAGGAGCATCAGTGCCGATGACTTCTTTGAAAGTCTCATCACTGACACCATAGTCTGCTAATAGATCAACATACTTTTCAGCAACAAGATCCATTTGTTTCTTGTCAGTATACTCTTTAAACATTGTCCAGATATCACTAATGTGTTCTTCATTCATTTGCAGTTGCTTCCTCAATTTGATCGTCGGTTGCTTCTTCTAAGTTAACTTCATCGGTATTTACCACAGGCTTCATCTTCTCGTTATATTCCATCATGATCTGATCAAGTTTGCCGCCAATCATCCATGCCTTGCGATATTCAAGAACTTCTTCGCCTGCTAGATTAGTATACCTGAGTCGATTACCTTGCTTAACTAACAAGTTCTTCTTCTCAAACAATTCAACTAGCCCGCTATAAGGATTCATACCAGTTTCATAAGGAATCTTCACTTGCACACCTTCAAACGGTTTTGCATAACGAGTCTTCATTACTTTACAACCAGCACGTATACCCATAACTTCTGAGATCTTATTACCGTCTTCGTCTTCTTTTAACTTCATCTTCTTCATTGCAACAACAATGCTTGATGCATAGATAAAGCCTGCGCCGCCACTAATTTTATCATCTGGGTCAAACATATCTTGCGATGCATATGTGTGGTTAGTACATACTAGTCCAACGTTCAATGAGCCAATCATGTTAACTGTGTTACGAACAAGTGAAGTCAATGCCTTAGGCTTACGACCCATATCACCTTTCATATCACCTTTGTTAAACTGATCAACGTCAGTAGGTGTTAGCAACATACCCAACGAATCAACTACAAACAATACTTTAGGACGATCTGCTTCATCCATTGCACGATAGTCATTAACAAATGTTGAGATAGTTTTTGCTACATCATCAATCATTGACATGTTTAGCTTGAGCAACTTCTCCGGAGTTGTGTCTACTTGTAATGCTTGTAGCCAACTTTCGTCAAGTGCATTCTCTGTGTCAATTAGTACTACAAAGATGTCTTGCTCTTGTGCGTGTTTGATAATGTTGCCAGCGCAGAAATAACTCTTACCTGCTCCTGACTCACCTGCAAACACAGTAACCTTACCTAGCGGAACTCCTCTATGAAAGTCTCCTGAGATAAGATAGTTTAGTGCATATGATCCTGTACTGATCCAATCAGTAGGATCGTTAAATCCAGTACTCATGCCTGAGATACTTTTAGTCAAGTCCTTGCGGAACTTACTAACGTCAAATGACTTAGCCATTAAATTCTCCTATTAAAGCTGTAATAAGTAGGGGAAGTTACTCCCCTACTTTGCAGGTAGTTACGCCTGACGTGAGCGGATCATTGCTAGAATGTCGCTTGCGCCGCCGCCGGCCGCTGGTGCCGCCTCTGCCGCTGGTGCCGCAATAGCTGCTTCAGCTACTTTAACATCTGCTTCAAAAGGTGCTGCTTCTACTGCTGGAGCACTTTGGCTAGTTGCAGTTGCGCCTGCACTTGCTGCTTTTTGTGGGTCGCCTGTACGTGCTTGCATGCCACTTGGACGGAAGTACTGACTCCAACGATCTGCATCGTATGCTTCACCGTCTACTGACGCTTCAAACATCTCTTGCATTACTTTTACAGCAGTTGCGTCTGGCTTCTTAGGAAGGAAGTCTGACAAGTTAAACAAACCGTGTGTGTTAATTGCAGCCATTTCTTCATCGTTCAATGGACGATCTCTACGTGCCCAATTACTTGTGCCGTAGTCTGCATAACCACCTTTACTAGTTTTGTTTAAACGGAAGTCTACACCAGCAGTATAATCTGTTGGTAATTCTTCCATGTCTGGATCCATTAATGCTGCCTTAATGATCTGGAAGATCTGTGGGCCAATAATGAATCTACGGATTGGATTCTCCGGTGCTTGGTCGTCTGCGATAGGATTATCGTTTACGAACCCTTGGAATACGTATGAACGCTTTTTCCAATACTTACGGCCCATGTCTTCAAGACTTGCGTCTTTAAACCAACCGCGTACTTCTGCAAGGATACCACAGTTTTCGCCGTACATTTCCATACAAGGAACTTGTACTTGTACTGGACGAGATGCTGTGTCTCCTTTAACACCTGCGAACGGAAGTTTGATCATCAAACGTTCTGCCCAGAAGAAAGTGTTATCTGTGTTGCCATCTGGAAGGAAACGCATCGTTGCGTTTTCGCCTTCTTTAATATTCCAAAATGGGTAAATTGGGTTTGGACCTTGATTCTGTCCGCCGCCTGATGAGCGTTGTTCTTGCTCTTTAAGTTTAGCTCTGATTTCTGCTAATGATGCCATAATTATATGCCTCTTTCGTTGTTATTGCCTAAATGTTGTAGCATTATTGCTACAAGTGCCTTTTAATGTTACAGCACAGTTATTATTATATAACAGATACTGAACAATGTCAAGTCTTTTTTAAAGAAAAAGAAATAAAACTTATAAGTGGGTTAGCGTAGTCCTGCTAACTCACGAATTCTATCTATATTTTGTGATTCTGCAGGTGCTTCAGTCGGATTGTCTATCATACTTAATGCTTCCTCGGCTGCTTCTGCTTGATCGGCTGAGTCTTTTTTATGTGCATAGACAACTAAACGTATTGCATCGTGCATTTCACTGTCGTCTTCAATTTCGTTGCCACCTAACCATTTCTGTGATAATGCGTCAATTTGATCGCTCATATCTTGACCGTCTAATGCACCATTTAAAATATTATTAATATCGTTACCTACTCTTACTTCTACTGATTTTGGATCTTTTGGTTGCATTTCATCTGCTTCCGTGCCTGACCCTTCAGTTTCCATTTGCTGTGGTTGTGTTTGCATTTGAATCTCTTCAAACTTTGCAGTTACTTGTTCAATAAACTGTTTAGCAGGATTGATGTACTCTTCACCGTAGTCTTTTTCAACCATAGTTAGTACTGCTGTTTCGCCTTTTGGAAATGCTCCATTTTCACGATCAAAGTAACTAAGGATGAACTCGCCTAATGGTGTCTTTTGTTCATCTTCTTCCATAGACTTATCTTCTTCTCTGTTACTTAATGCGTCACCCATCTTAATAGAGTCAATACTTTGCATTACTGGATACAACACAGTTACAACTTGATTACCAAACGCACCATCTTTCATGCCGCTATCATCGCTGCCGGCAAGCTCTTTCTTCTTAGCAATGCCGCGTAATTTCATCATATCGTCGATAGCTGATTTGAAGTCTTTATCAATACCACTAAAGCCGTTTGTTTTAGATTCAATCCAAGTGTATACGTCCCATACATCACTAGCATATCTGTTTGCAAAGCCACGTGGCATTTCTGCTTGTCCGCGTTCAAAAGACTTACCAATGCCGCGTAATTCGCCTAATAGGTCACTAGCATCCTTTGCACTATTAATGTATGCTTCGTCCACAGTGTCTTCATTCATGTCATCCCACATTGCAGATGCTTCTTCTTCGCCGTAGTCGCTATACTTGTTCATGAACTCTTCTTTGTCCATATCTTGAGCATCGT